TCCCCAAGAGAATTAATAGTAGTAGTGATCGTGGCTTGAGTAATAGTGGTTCCAGTTCTAGCAACACCATTAACCACAACCGATGGAGCCGATGCATAACCATACCCAGTATCTGCTATCTCTACTCCAGTAACTTTACCATAATTTGGATTGTTTATTGCTGGAGAATTAATCTGTACTCTCAAATCTACTGTTAACGAGAATCTACCAGATTTATGAATCTTAACATGAGTATCTGGTAAATGAGAAGCTACAAAGGCTTCTACTAACAAAGCCACATCTTCTAATCCAATAACTCCTGGTTGTAAATCTGGCATAGAAGATAGAGTAAAACGATTCTCTCTACCGTAACCAAAATACGATCCACCGGTTAATTGGTTATGCTTAGGTCCACCAATATGCTTAAGCGCTCTAGCTTCTTTTGTATCATCTCCTAACTCATTTCTAGTGCCAAACAATAGCAATAGAATTTCAGCAAAATATTTAAATCCTGCCGGATGAACTAGTCTATCAAAGACCGCGGCCCAGCTGCTAAGGTTTTGACCTGTTCTAATCAGGTATGAGAATCGTTGATATCTTAAAGAATCCTGAACCTTAATAGTATCTGATAAGAATCCTTTTTTATCTAAATATCTACCACCCTTTGGAAGATCAGCATTTGGCTCCCAATTACCGGAAGAAGGAATAAGCGTTTGATCCCACGGATATTCTACTTCAACTGAATCATCAAATAGTAATCTAAAGAATACTTCAATAGAATCTGATGACCCTCGAATTCTATAATATTCTATGATATTTTTATATAGATTTCTTTTGTTAACTTGAATAGACCTAGGTATAACTGCTGCAATTTCTTTTTGAATTAATTCTAAGTACGCGGCCGATGTTTCATCGATATCCATTGATTCTTCAATGGTGTTTAATACATAAGAAGCACCAGGACCAGCCCAATATTTTATTGGTGTTGTCAACTCGGCAATTTGAGTATTAAACGTGAATGTTAGGGTTGTACCATTAGTAACAGATATTGAGGATTTTAACACAAGAGTAGTTGCATTAATACTTACAACTTCAGAAGATACACCTAAAGCTTTGACCGATTGCCCTGGGTTAATATTAGTGTTAGGCGAATCTAAAACTATTGTTGAAACATTAGTAAAATTTCCACTAACTACAGATGATGTGCCTAATGGAGTTACTGTTAAAGTTTTACCAATTTCAGAAGTACTTAAAGCTAACGACCCTGGTAGATCATTACCATTCGTTATATTAACGTTACCAGAGTTTAAAGCCAGCGATACTGACACACCATCAGAATTGGTGAGCTTAAGAGTTGAACTTGCTCCAGTTTCATCTGTAAAGAAATGATCGTTTTCATTTTTTGGATCAGACACTCTAAACACTGCTTTGTTATCCAAAACAACATCGCTATACACGCCGGCTTCAGAATAAATGAATTCTTCTAAATTCATAAAACGATAGTATGCTTCTAATAATAACTTAAGACCACCAGCATTATCTAATATTTCTGATGGTATTAATTCTTCATTTCTTAAATGCTCTTTTGTTTTTCTTTTTGAAGACGCAACAGACTGGATATATCCAGGCGATGAATTATCAGAAGAAAATAGAGTTCTATCAGTATGTTTAGGCATTTATCTTAACCTTGAATTCGTAGTATAGTCAATAGTACCAGAAGAACCGCTTAATGCGATAGTATCAATTTGTGGTGTGATGGTAACTCTTAATGGATCAATAGCAACAAGCTGATCTCTCTTTGGACCTAAATCCAATGAGTTTGGAGTAACAGTAATTCTAATAGTCGTAGGAGAATTAGAATCTGGAATAAAGTTCTTCAACGTAACTTTACCAGCAGTTGCTTCAACTAAACCGCAATCAGCAATCACTGTTACATTTTCGCCTGCAACAATTTTATATGCAATGATTTGTCTGTTAGAGCTGTTAGTTATTGGTATATCACCAAAGTAAACAGTCTCAGTATTATATAACCATGGCGTAGAACTTATCGTATTGACTGTAGATCCAGTACTATAAAATGGAGAAGTAAAACTCATTGAAAAGTTATTAGCTGCAGTAGAAGACGGAGTAACATTCATAAACATATATGGTCTAACCGAACTGTTTTGAATAGAAGGATCTGCGTTATCAATAGCTTTTAATAGTTGTGAGTGCCTAAACACACCATCAAATTTATTCAATTCGTTAAAGTTATAATCCGAAATAGTATCTCTAACAACAGCTTGTAATTCAACCGAACTTCTATCAGTTAAGTTTGGATTATATTTAAAGAACACATCAAGTTCTATGTAAGTATAATTTGGATCAACAATTTGTGGCGTTATAGAAACTACGTTTTTGCCTTTTAATATAGTACCAATAATTTGAGATTTTTCTCCTTCAGTCAGAGAATCTCCAACCAAAGGTTTAATAGCAATATAAACTTTACCATAATCTGGTGGATCATTATCTTCACCGCCCCAAGCAGATATAGAATTAATATTTGTAAATGATTTTTGAATAATAGCTCTATAATCATCTGAAGTTACTGCTCTATTTTGAGAAGTAAAAGTAAGAGGAGCATTGAATCGAATAGACTCAGTGGTCTCTTTGCCGGTACCACCAGAAGAAGCAGTGACAGTAGTTACAGTTTTATTAGCAAAGCCGCCAATATTATCAACTATAGTAAATGCATTGGCTCCATTAGACTCACCACCTTTAGTATATACATAATCTAAAGTTACGATATTATTATTAGTTGGTTTTTTGCCAGTAACACCATCACCAAAATATATTTCAAAATATTCTGCAGAATTTTCTTGCAAGTAATATACTTTTGAAGCTGAGGTAACATTAATCAAAGATTCGAATTTAGTATAATTGTCATAAGATGTCGATTGATCGTTTGCTTGAATTAAAACTCTAAGCGTAGAAGTATCAGCATCAGGATCCGAAATTTGGAATTTTTGGTTTTCAATATCATTATCAACTCTATATAAAAGAGTCTTTCTAGTTCCTTCAACAATATTAACATTGTTAAAAGTAAAGGTTGTTCCACCACTGTCAATCAATGCTGATTGCTCTTCTAACACTACATACCTGTATTCTGATCCATCAACGTTAGTAGTTAATTTTGTACCACGTGGCAAAGATAAAGATCCAGGAATAGTTCCTTGAGCACCTGTAATATCAACAACAATATTAACAACAGCTCGAGGAGCTAGTACCGACCTTGGTGTATATCCTAAGAGCTTAGCCCTTGTGACTACGTTACCACGAATTTGAGCAGAATCTAAGAAAGCTTCATTCAACGCAAAGTGAGCAGTCATAGCATTATAATGTGTATTATAAGCCAAGACGTCAAGTAGGGTCGATAATCCAGATCCTTCAAAATTATGATCGTTAAAATCAGACTGAGTCTTTAGATAGTTCTTAAGATTCTTTTTGATTTGATCGAAATCGAGTTCCGTTACATTTAAATTTGTTGCCATAGGGTTACCTTATTCGTCTCAACACGATTTCTACTTTATCTTCTGAATCGTGTTCTTTTATTCTAAATTTTACTATTATATTATATGCGTTTGAATCAGCCTGATCATCAACTTTAATATAGATTAATTCAACTCTAGGTTCGTGATCTGATATTGTTCTAGCGATATTATCTCTTATAGCAATCCTGGTGATAGAATCTGCGGGCTCAAATAATAGTGCTCTCATATTAGCGCCAATGCCCATGTTAAATGGCCTTTCATAGAAGTTTGTTAGTAACAAATTTTTAATTGAATTGCGAAGAGCAGCATCATCTCGTAATGGCATGATGTCTTTTCTAATTGGGTGCAAGGTTAAAGATAAGTCTAAATCAGACCATTGCTTAGACCTAGAAACTCTAGAAGAGTTTACGCCTGGTGATACTCTTTTATCTGCTTGTATATATGTAGACATATAACTATTTATACCTCTTGAGCTGCAAGTTTAGCTTTTCTTCTAGCTAAAGCTTCAGTCGCTGCTTCTTTAAAACTTCCAGCTGCATCGAACTTTGGAGAATTAGCAGCTTTTACTAGGTCATATGTTTCTTTAAATATTTGTCCTTCTTTTTTAAAGTCCCATGACGATGGATATGTGTTTAACAATTTTTGTTGTTTCATTCTATAATCTGCCGCTGTCATAGTGCCAAGCTTTCTAATCTCAGTATCGTGATCAGCTCCTACAACATCAGCTAACTCTAAATATAATTCTCCTTTAGTCAAAGTATAGTAACGAGTATTTTTCTTTTTGGCTCCAAACCCTTTAAAGATTCCACCAGCCTTTGAAGAAGATGCAATATACTTTACAGAATTAGAAAACGCTGTATTCATCAACTTTTGGTTTACTTCATATTGATCTTGTTCTATTACTGGAGTAGCAACAGGAGCAACAGGAGGTTCTTCAGGAACTTTAGGTTCTGATGGTTCTTCTTTAACTGTGCCATCAGGTTTTACTTCAACGTTAGGAATTTTAGCGCAAACGTCGGCTTTAGCAGTATCTAATGCAGATGTAAGCGCATCAGGCCCGATGCCCAAATCGGCTATCAATGAATCAAGCGAAGGAACTGATGCTCCAAACTTTTCTTTCAATTCAGCTATCTTACCTGAGATATCAATAGGGTTACTCAAACCTAACAGCTCATTAACTTTAGTTTGAAGACTTTCAACGGCTGGAATAGTAGGTTTAAACGAAGTCAGATCAGCTTTCATAGCAGTTAATTTAGATTGCATAGCCCCAAGCTGATCTTTACCTCCAGCTAAGAGACCATCTAATTCTGCTTGCTTAGCCTTTAAATCATCTAAGGCTTGATTATTGCCACAACTCATTTATATCTCCTATGTAGATGCGTTTGGCGCACTTGAATCATTTGTTGAACCCGAATTAGCGCCATCCCCAGTATCCATCGATGTTGTTGGATGAGTATGAGTATGTAATGTAACGGTATTAGATGTAATATTACCGGCTGGTAGATCAATACTTCCTGTAGGTGAATCCAATGTCATAGAAGTAAGAGCGTCAATATCCATTGTATTAGCTGATGTTGTTTGACTACCGATAATACCAATAATTTGATTTGTATTAACGCTTAACGTATAATCTTTAAGAGAGGTATGACTAAATGTACCAGCGTTCATAACACTAATATTATTCAAAACAGTCGTTCCCATATTATTTGTTATAGCAGAAGTAAAGTCATTACCAACAGTTAACAGTTTATCGTTTATCGTATTAGTAGTAGAGTTATTCATAACACTTAGGTTATCATCAACACCAATATTAGTAGATCTACTTCTGATAACTTCTGTTTCAATATTACCACCAATCTTCTGTTGTAAAGAACCTTTGATATTCATTGTCATATCTTTCTCTACTTGAAGATGATAGTTACCATAGACCATCTGTCTTAAATCACCATCAACTGTCATACTACAATTGCCTTTGATATGGATATTCTTATTACTAAATACTACTTCATAATCATCACCAACAATTTTTACGCTGCGTGTACCATCGTTATAGATTTCTTCGTAAGATCCAGCAGTATGTGATCGTTGCGTACGTTCAAATCCTGGTGTGTCATCGATTTCTGTTATATGCCCGGACTCTGATTGATTAACTTTATTGTACGGATAATCAGGAACATGGCCATTCAATGGAGGAAGTTCAGCCCAAGGAGTTTCTGCATAATATGCATCAGATTTATCGACAGATACAGAAGGAATTTTAGGTGGAACTGCTACTTGAATAGGAGAAATTGCTGTGCTTGGAAGTCTCTTATCTAAAGCATCGCTTACTTCATACTTACTTTGTCGAGCCGCGAAGTTTACATCTGATTCTGTTTCATATTCTGATAACGGATAATCCTCTCCAGTGAAACCTAAACTCTTTGATCGAGGAGAATTCTTAGATGCAATAGAGCCCATGATAATTGGATCTTGTGCTGAAGCCCCATCTCTAAAAAACCCTACAACCCATGAACCTTCCATCAAACCATGTGGGGTATCACCTATACCAGATGTGCCAGATGAAGTTGTAGGTAACATGACAGTAGCCCACGGTAGATCATCAACACTAATAGATCCTGTATCTTCTGTATGAAATCCAAAGCATCTAACTTTTACTCTATTCATTTCTTCAGGATCAAATCGATCTTCTACTACTCCGGTGAACCAAGTAAAACCACCACCCATAAATTGATCAATATTATTCATTTTCCTTCCGCCTTATAAATATCATCTAAATCACATATAAAAGAATCTTTCTTTATTTGACAAGACATGATATATTCATTTCCAAATTTATGAGCTATAGATGTAACAATATAGTACCCTGATACTAATTTATCTTTAGCTGTTTTTTGAGCCTCAATCCTAGTCACGTCTAATTCAATTTTATCTCCAACGCTAAGTTCAAAATCTCCAGCAATATCAATTGTGACAGTCATAGTATCTAAATTGCTGATATACGCTCCGGCTTTTAGCATCGCTGGATTTGAAGGAGTGTGATAATTTGAAAACCCTTCAAAAGATTTGCTATTAAGAGATACAAAGTAGCTTTTTGAATTGGAATATTCTTCTATATTTCTATCATCAAATTTTACTGATTTACTAAATGGGTTATTTTTATTTAACTTTTGATTGCCATTATAGTTATATGTTGGTGTACTATATTGTTTATTAGCTATATCAATAGTGTGCAACGTCGAAGCATACGCTCCTTCTGAAGATTGAATATATTTAGACATTCCATAATCAGAGGATAGCTTTCTTATCTTTACTCTATCAACTTCATATTTGCTATCACTTCCAGGAACTTCTTTAGTAAATGGTCTATGGAAATATTTATCATGAGAATCTCTTTGTATCATGTTTTCGTATGAATCAAAAACAACACCTGACTTTAAAGTTTCATAAAAATAAAATGGAGTTGAATTATCGAATGCATTTTTAGTTAACCATGCGATTGCATACAAAGGTCTAAACTTAGGGATTATACCTTTGATACTATCAGTAGTATCTGTATTAATAGTTAATTCTTTTTCAAGAATACCTAAGTCGTCAATGCAAATTTGTTTTACAACAGGTCCAATAGCTCCCTCAAAAGATCTACATACTGTTTTTAATTGATTCATATATGCATGCTTTGATACACATCGTAAAGCGTATGTCGATTGTCCAGGCGCCGATTTAGAAAAAGAATGAATCTCAGCAATGTATATTTCTTTTCTATAATGCTGGGTATTACCATCTAAGCCTTTGCGACTAAACGCTATATCTATCTTTTCATTACCTGAAATTTTTAAAAGTTCTAAGGTATTAGAACCATCCAAAACATATAGTTCATATTCTAAGGATGAACGATATAAACTTTCAGTTATATCTATTTTTTTAATAATATCTCTAATATCAAATTTAGTGCCAGCGTTAGTTGTTATTTGACACTTGTCAAGATAGAAAGCACTAGGCAATATTGATTTACCATTTTCTACGAAATCAGTCATTATTTAATAATCTCTGGTATTCATCTACAAACGCTCCAATATATCTCGGATCAATGATTTTAATACTAGAACGAGCTTCATTAGCTTCAAATAAGTAGCTGCGATTTGTTTGAAATTCTAGGATATTAGAAACAGTGCCACCTGGAATAAAGTTTGCATTGGTTTCTTGTCTTCTATCTCCATCTCCAATCAAGTAATATGAGTGAGGAGCATCAATATAGTTATAGACGTCATAGGTGTTAACATTATCTTGATCGGTAGAACCATTAACATTTTCAGTAGCTGTCGATGGTCTACCATATCCACCGGAAGATCCGATGAATGCACCACTTACATCTTGAAGTACAAGCTGATTCATATCAGTATTCTTTTTAACTAATGTTCCTGTTGCTCCAGAAGTAGTACCAGTTATAGTTTCGCCTAATGTAAATCTACCAGCAATTGAATTTGGAGATAATCCAAAAGCAACCCCAGAATCTCCAGAATCTCCAGGACTTGGCTTAGTAGTAATAACCACACCTTCATATTCTTCTGCCATATAATCATGTAATTTTTCTTGACTCATTGGCCATGATGCTAAGCCATCATGTAGGAAATCGTTTATAATAAAGAATGTCCAATAATATTCGGTAGTACCATATAATCTATACGATACTAAGTCAGGTCTTTCGCCGTTCTTTACTTGATAAAACGTATAGGTATTTAATTCATCAGCAAACGCTTTCAATGGCTGCACATGTCTATAAATGTTTACTACGTTTTGAAATATACCGTTACGATCAAAGTCATATGGTATATTTGGAAATTGCTTAAAGAAGCTCATCTTATCCTCCTGCCGATGGTGAAGTTGATGATGAATCTTTACTATCGGAATCGCTAATATACATTAGGCCATTATCAGGATATAAATCATCTCTTGTTATAGCTCGTACTTCTTGGAATGTTAATGCTACATCTATTTCTACAGGAGCTGCGCCATCACTGTTTTTGTGAAACGAATTTCCGGTAGAGTTATATGTTGCAGTCATATTAATAAGATATGTGTCAATTATGCGTGGCATATATTTATTAACAGATTCTCCATTCATGAATTTTACTTTCCATGTTGGTGGATATTCTAAAGACCCAGCTCCAAGATCCTTAGGATACAGATATTTTCTAAATATATTTTCAATGTCTCTAGCTGTAACTGATTCAGCAGCCGATTCCGGAACTAGCTTAAACGCAAATGCGAATGATCTAAGTACTGTACCATCAAAAGTCATTGTAGTATATGGGTTAACTATTACTCCGCTTTCCAGCTCAGCAATTTGGCCTGATGCGCCAGTGATTCCACCTAATCCTTTTGCTGCTTTGGTAACTTGCCCTATAACATCAGATCCAGTAATTTCGTCAGTTCCTGAAGCAGCCTTGGCAGCACCAGCAAGACCTAGGTTAGTAGATCCATAAGATGCTCCGTCTGCAGA